CCGAATCGCGCCAGTGATCGCGGGCAGCAAGAACAGCGGCCTGGTGTCGGCAGTGCTGGGAGCGGTCCTGGTGGTGGCCGGCGTTTTCACCGGCGGCCTCTCCACCGCGGTGGGCCTGGGCTTGATGTCGGTCGGCGGCGGCATGGTTATCGGTGGTGTCGCGCAGATGTTGGTGCCGCAGCCCGAGGGCCTGTCGGACAGCAGTCAGGCCAATAACAAGCCCTCCTATGCGTTCGGCGGGCCGGTGAACACCGTGGCCCAGGGCAGGCCTGTGGGTCTGCTGTACGGCGAGCGCATGGTCGGCGGGGCCATCGTCTCCGCCGGCATCTACGCCGAGGACCAGATGTGACTGCACTTCCCCAGATCCACGGCGCCAAGGGCGGCAGCAAGCCGCATACCCCGGTCGAGGCGGATGATTCTGTCCGCTCAATCGCCTACGCCAAGATGGTTTTGGCTCTCGGCGAGGGCGAATTCGCCGGGGGCATCGACGGGCGCGACATCTACCTGGATGGGACCCCGCTGATCGGCGAGAACGGCGAGACGGCCTTCGGCGGCGTGAGTTGGGAGGTGCGCTACGGCACGCCGGACCAGCCGTACATCCAGGGCATGCCCAACGTCGAGAACGAGGTCGGCGTGGGGGTCGAGGTTGAACAGCCGTCGCCCTGGGTTCGCTCCGTGAGCAACCTGCAGCTCTCCGCCGTTCGCATCCGGCTGAGCTGGCCGACGCTCATGGAGACCAAGGACAACGGTGACCGCGTAGGCACCAAGGTGGCATATGCCATCGAGTTGTCCACCGACGGCGGCCCCTGGGAGGTGGTCGTCAACGGCCGCCTCAACGACAAGACAACCACCAAATACGAGCGGTCCCACCGCGTCGATCTGCCGCCGGCGGAGGCGGGCTGGCAGGTTCGCGTGCGCCGAATCACGCCCGATTCCACGTCCACCAGCGTCATCAACGCGATGCGCGTGGAGGCGATCTCGGAGGTCATCGACGCGAAGCTGCGGTATCCAAACACGGCTCTGCTGTTCATCCAGTTCGACGCTTCCCAGTTCCAGAGCATCCCGCTGGTGGCGGTGAAAGCCCGGGGCAGAGTGGTCAGGGTGCCTAGCAACTACGACGCCGCAACCCGCACCTACACCGGCCTGTGGGATGGCACGTTCAAATGGTCCTGGACGGACAACCCAGCGTGGGTGATCTACGACCTGTTCGTCACGGGCCGGTTCGGCCTGGGCCGGCGGATCAACCCGGCCATGGTCGATAAGTGGGTGCTGTACCAGATCGCCCAGTATTGCGATCAGCTGGTGCCGGACGGGCAGGGCGGCCAGGAGCCGCGCTTTACCTGCAACGTCTACATCCAGACTGAGGCGGACGCCTGGCAGGTGCTGCGCGACATCGCGGCGATTTTTCGGGGCATGACCTACTGGGCCAACTCGATGATGGTGACCCAGGCCGACATGCCGCGGGACATCGATTACCTCTACACCCGGGCCAACGTCATCGAGGGCCGGTTCGAGTACGCCGGCGGCAGCTCACAGCGGGACCGCTATTCCATGGCCCTGGTGAGCTGGGACAACCCGGCCAACCAGTACGACACCGAGGTGGAGCCGGTCAGCGATCAGGCGCTCATGCGGCGGTACGGCTTGAACAAGGTCGAGCTGACCGCCATCGGCTGCACGAAACGGTCTGAGGCCCAGCGGCGCGGCAAGTGGACCCTGCTGACCAACAGCAACGACCGCACGGTATCGTTCCGAGTCGGCCTGGACGGCCAGATCCCGCTGCCAGGCTACATCATCGGCGTGGCCGACGAACTGCTGGCCGGGCGGCCCTTGGGCGGCCGCATCAGCGCGGTGGACGGTGTGGAGGTCACGCTGGACCGGGAGGCCCAGGCCCAGCCTGGCGATCGGCTGATCGTGAACTTGCCGGACGGCACGGCGGAGGCGCGGACGGTGCAGGCCAGTGGTGGGCGCGTGGTGACGGTCAGCACGCCCTATTCGGTGGCGCCGGCGACGGAATCGATATGGACCATCGACGCCGAGGATCTGGCGATCCAGCAGTTCCGCGTGACCGGCATCACCCAGCCGGAGGACGGTCAGTTCGAGATCTCGGCCGTGGCGCACGACCCGAACAAATTCGCGCGCGTGGACACCGGCGCCCGGGTAGAACCGCCGCCGATCACCGTGCTGCCGCCCGGGGCGATGCCGCCGCCGGCAGAGGTCTCGATCTCCGAGTACCAGACCGTGGACCAGGGCATCAACGTCAACGCCATGCGGGTGGAGTGGCCGGCGGTTCAGGATGCCGTGGCGTACATCGCCGAGTGGCGCCGTGACGATGGACCATGGATCAGCGTGCCGCGCACCTCAGCCCTCGGGTTCGATGTCGTGGGTATCTATGCAGGCCGGTACGTGGCCCGGGTGCGCGCCGTCAGTGTCATGGACGTGAAAAGCCTACCGGCCACCAGCGTGGAGACCGTTCTGCAGGGGAAAACTCAGCCCCCGCCGGTGCCGGCGTTCCTGAACACCACAGGCATCGTGTTCGGCATCCGCCTGGACTGGGGCTTCCCCGCCGGCGCCACGGATACCCTGAAAACAGAGGTCCAGTACGGGCAGAGCAGCAACCCGGAGGACATGATCCCCCTGGGCGATTTCGCCTATCCGGTAAACACCCACACGCTGCTGGACCTCGCCGCCGGCGCGCAGCTCTATTTCCGGGCTCGCCTGATCGACAAAACCGGCAATGTCGGTGAGTGGACCGACATTATCCCCGGCCAGGCCAGCAGCAGCGCCACCAAAATCTTGGACTACCTCGCTGGAAAGATCGGCGAGACCGAGCTCACCGAGGGGCTGCTGGAGCGCATCGAGGATGTGGAGCAGCTGGGTTTCGTGGTCTACGACCCAGAGGCGGAATACACCCGGGGCAATGTCGTGTTCGCCGGCGGCGGCCTGTACCAGTGGATCGCCGAGGAGCCGGGCAACGTTGAGCCGCCGGACGACGACTACTGGCAGGACATTGGTGAGGGCGTCATCACCGCCAACGGCCTGGCCACCCGGGTGGATCAGGCAGAGCAGCAGATTGGCGAGATCGACGGCCGCATGACAGCGGTATCCACCGCCGTGAATGCCATCGAATCGGCGTGGCGGGACGACGACGGCGAGGGCGAGCTGGAGGGCGCGCTCAACGCCTGGGACGCCCGGGCGGCGATCCGCGTTGAGAGCACCACCCGGGCCAGCGAGCTGGGCGCGTTCGCCCAGCAGCTCACCACGGTGCAGGCCACGGCCAACAACGCTAGTGCGGCCGTCCAGGAAACCATGGAGGCCGTGAATGAGATTGGCGAGGACCTGAGCGCCAGCTGGGGCATCCGGACCGAGATCACTGTGGATGGCGTCCCCTACATGTCCGGTATCGCGGTAGGCGTCACCGAGCATGAGGGCGAGGTGATCCGCGACGTGACCGTGGCCACCGGCCGGTTCTCCGTGATCGATGAGGTGGACGGCTCGGTGGTGGCGCCATTCGTGGTCGTGAACGGCCAGGTGATCATGAACACGGCGGTGATCGGCAACGCCACGATCAACTCCGCCAAACTCAGCGATTGGCTGGAATCCGACGCCATCGGGCCCGGTGGTGACCCGGTGCTGAGGATGAATTTTCGATCCGGGGAGTTCGCCATCAATGCCGCCCTGCCGGGCTCCGGCCGGATGACCATCAATAACCGCGCGGTGAAGGTTTTCGACGAGAACGACACCTTGCGCGTGCAGCTGGGGGATCTCGACGCATGACGGCAGGCCTGCGCACCTGGGATGAAAACGGCGTCCTGGACATCGATGTCACGCGCCGGCTGACGCGGTACATGGGGAGCTTCACCACCGGCACCTCGAACGGTTCCTACACCATCAACAACGTGCCGGCGGGGTCCGATATTTGGATTTTTGTTGAGGCCACCACCTCACGGAACAGCCTGGGCGCATTCCCGCCTGAGGTGAAGCTGAACGGCGCCACGGTGTCTTGGCAATTCCCAGATACCGATACCCGCATCGTCGCCACCGTCCACTACGGGATTTACTGATGTCGTTCGGTCTATTCGTGCGAAACGATGACGCTCAGGTCCAGATCGACGCCAACTACAGCAACATGGGTTTGGTCCAGCAGGGCATTGTCCAGCCTGATGTATGGCACACCGGTGGAGCAGCGAGCAGCTGGTGGTCGTTCCTCACGGTCACAGGGCTGGGGGCGCCGGTGATGGCCCTCAGGGCGGAACCTGGGGCCCGGGTGAATCTGCGCGGGATCATCAATAACGGCGGTGGCTCCTTTACCTTTGTCATCGTGTCGCTGGTGGAAAATGCGGAGGTCGAGTATTTCGTGTTCGACCCCCTTGAGTACCACACCATGTCCTCGAACCGATACGGCTTGCTTGTCAACGATGCGGGCGGAGTGAAGCGCTACGACTCGCGGTTTAAAATGCTGCGGCTACTGGATTTTCTTTCGTATTCCGACATCCTCGATCAAGATTCTAGGTCTTACTCAGGAAAAAAAGTGGCGATCATTTTTGCCCAGACCGCCCGCAGGTACTACGGATTCATTGTTGGTTCGCAGCCAGCCGTGAATGGGTATGTGTTCGATTTTTCTATGATGGTCGAAACTCCTACCCTTGGGGGCATTGAAGTTGGTCAGGCTCCGACTTGGGGTGTCTTTATCCGCGACCCTGGAAGCTTTGTTTTCCCCAATACAATTCTCTCTACCACCCTTCTTCTAGTCATCGATGTGACCGGTTTCTGAGGATCTACCATGGCTTACTGGTACCACCAGGGGACGATTACCGTCACCCAGGACAGCACCACTGTGTCCGGAACGGGCACGGCGTTTGTTGAGAATCTGCGCGTAGGTGACGGCCTGCTGGCGCCGGACGGGCGCCTCTACCTGATCCAGAACATCGCCTCGGACGCCGAGCTGGCCATCGCGCGGGGCTACGTCGGCGAGACGGCAGCGGATAGCGCCGACTGGTGGGGCGTGCCGGTCCAGGGCTACAACCGGGATCTGGCCGACCGGGTGCAGAACCTGGTCACCGAGGCAGGCGAGGCCCTGGAGGTTGTGGGCCAGGCGAAGGACTGGCGTGACCAGGCGCAGGGGTTCTCCGAATCCTCTGAGGAAGCGGCCACGACATCAGGTCAGAATGCCCAGGCCACTGGCGAAGATCGCGCCGGGGTGGCGCAGTCCGTCCAGCAGGTCCAGGGATTGGTCCAAGATGCGGAGGAGCTGCGAGACGAGACCTCGGAGCTGCGTGGCCAAACCGAACAGCTGGCGACCGCTGCCGGGCAGGCGGAGCAGGGAGCTGGGGAGGCACGCGATCAGGCTCAACAGATCGCCGACGGCATGACCGCACTGCCCGAAACGACGGCGGCAGATTCGGGCAAATCGGTGGTGGTGAACGCGGCAGGGGATGGTCTTGTCTTGGCTGCTGTGGCCGGGAAAATGGTCGGTGAGTCGTTCCCGCTATGGGACCATCTGCCTGGCGTCGAGCCACCGGATAACAGCGGTAGCGCCAAGTACATCCGGCTGACCGCCGGTGAGTCCGGTGCGGGTGATTATAATGAGGGCCTGCTGACCAATGAGTCGGTTACTGGCTCCGGGCCTCTGTTGGTGGCCACCGCGCAGATCGCCAGCGGGCCGCTTTCTGGGCAGACCGTGCACCTGGTCAATACGATGGCGGCCCATATCACGCCCGGCATTTCCGGCAATTACCATCCAGACCAGATGCAGCGTATCACCGGCGAGGTATCGTTCGCTGCACAACGAACAACGAATAGTGGGGCCTTCAGCTCAGGCAGTTCCCAGAATCGTCTGACAGGCCCGCAGGAAGGGACGACGGGGGCAGCCTATTTCGATTCCGCGGATAGTCCGGGCGCGCGCACCGGCGATCATACGAATACCAAACGGGTCGAAGCGACTTACTACATGCGGGTCGTGTAAGTGCCCGCCGCGTAGCGCGGCGGCAGCGGGGCGTCTGTAGGCTGGTTGCGTCAGCTGATGTCAGCCTGGGATTACACGACACGTGTTACACCATATCTACGCCATGTAATTTCACTGTTCGGGTAATTGATTGATTTATAAGAAAAATTTTCCGCCATGGTGACAAGCCATCATCGGAGCAATGGACAGACGCCGTGACAACGGCGCGGGGGCGCTGAGAGAAGGGGTTTCGGACATGGCGGTATTATCGCACGGCGGCGGCGATCACGGAAAACCGCCAACGTAAAAAACCTCAACAATGGTATATTCGTGTAAAAGCGTCTTGCCGGTTTTTCCTGCTTTGTTTTTCATAGAATCACCGAAGACGATACAGGGAGAACAAAACCATGTTGGGATGGAGTCTGATTTTTCTGGTAGTCGCGATCATCGCCGGGGTACTGGGTTTTGGCGGCATCGCGGGCACGGCCGCCGGCATCGCGAAAATTCTGTTCGTGGTGTTCCTGGTAATCTGGATCATCAGCCTGGTGGTGGGACGCCGCTGACCGACCACCCGTCGCCGCCATCCGGCGGCGGCGTATGCTGATGGCGCCTGCGGCGCATGCTGATAAGAGGGCGCGTATCTTCTACAATACGCGCCTTTCTTATATTCCGGCCACGGAGTCAGCATGACCGTTCGTACCCGGGTGGCGCCTTCGCCCACCGGTGACCCCCATGTGGGCACCGCCTATATCGCCCTGTTCAACCTCTGCTATGCCCGCCAGCACGGCGGCCAGTTCATTCTGCGCATCGAGGACACCGACCAGAGCCGCTCCACGGACGCTTCGGAACAGGCGATCCTGGACTCCCTGCGCTGGCTGGGCCTGAACTGGGACGAGGGCCCGGACGTGGGCGGCCCCCACGGCCCCTACCGCCAGAGCGAGCGGGCCACGATCTACCGGGAACACGCCGAGCGGCTGCTGGCCGACGGCCACGCCTTCAAATGCTTCCGTACCGCCGAGGAGCTGGACGAGCTGCGCGCCGCTCTCAAGGAGGCCGGCGAAAACCGCGCCCTCAAACCCGAGGACCTGGAGCTGGACGCCGGCGAGCAGGCGCGTCGGGAAGAGCAGGGCGCGCCCTACGTGATTCGCATGCGCGTGCCCAAGGACGGCCGCTGCCCGGTGGAGGATCAGCTGCGCGGCACCGTGGAGCTGGACTGGGCCCTGGTGGACGCGCAGATTCTGCTGAAATCCGACGGCATGCCCACCTACCACCTGGCCAACGTGGTGGACGATCACCTGATGGGCATCACCCATGTGATTCGTGGCGAGGAGTGGCTCAACTCGGCGCCCAAGCACAAGCTGCTGTACCAGTACTTCGGTTGGGACATGCCGGTGCTGTGCCACATGCCGCTGCTGCGCAACCCGGACAAGTCCAAGCTCAGCAAGCGCAAGAATCCCACCAGCATCAACTTCTACCGCCGCATGGGCTATTTGCCGGAAGCGGTGGTGAACTATCTGGGCCGCATGGGCTGGTCCATGCCCGACGAGCGGGAACGCTTCACCCTGGACGAGATGCAGGCCGCCTTCGACATCCAGCGGGTGTCCCTGGGCGGGCCGGTGTTCGACGTGGAGAAGCTGAGCTGGCTCAACGGCCAGTGGCTGCGGGACCTCTCCGACGAGCAGTTTCTGCAGCAACTGGTGGACTGGGCCTTCAACCGTGACTACGCCATGAAGGTGTTGCCTCATGTGAAGCAGCGGGTGGAAACCTTCGGCGAGGTGGTGGACAAGGCCGGTTTCTGCTTCGCCGGGCAGGTGAGCATCGGTGAAGCGGATTTCGAGCATCCCAAATACGACACCGATACTCAGAAGCGCTGGCTGCAGTTTTTCCTGTGGGCCTGCGAAGCGCAGCGCGACTGGACCCGGGACCGCCTGTTCGCCGACGCCAAGATCCTGGCGGATGCCATGGAGGTGAAGATCAAGGACTTCCTGTTCCCGGTGTTCGTGGCGGTGGCCGGCACCAGTGCCAGCTTCTCCGTGGTGGACAGCATGGAACTGCTCGGCTCGGACGTCAGCCGTGCCCGCCTGCGCCACGCCATCGAGGTGCTGGGCGGCGTTTCCAAGAAGCAGACCAAGAAGCTGGAAAAGGAATTCGGCTCACTTTTTCAACAAACCGGTTAAGGGATGAACAGACGGACACGCAACCGTCAAAAACCGCCGGAGAGTGCTTGACAGGTAAGGGCCGCTGCGTAAAATACGCGGCTCCACACAGGGCATGACCCGGTGGGACAAGTTTGGGGCCATAGCTCAGCTGGGAGAGCGCAACACTGGCAGTGTTGAGGTCGGCGGTTCGATCCCGCCTGGCTCCACCAAAAACGTCCCCTTCGTCTAGTGGCCTAGGACACCGCCCTTTCACGGCGGTAACAGGGGTTCGACTCCCCTAGGGGACGCCAAACAAAAAGGCCCCGGCTCGACAGAGCCGGGGCCTTTTTG